TACCAAGGGCGCGGGGGTACGCTTGTGCGGCGGCAAGGGCGGCGGTATCACGCCACTGTTTAATAGGGACTCGCGGCCAATCGAGAAGAACATTCCAAATGCTCATTTCAAAAAAGGAGTTCCACGCCCACAGTGTTGCGCCTTCTTCTATAAGACTAAAAAGTTCAGTAGGAATCGGATCTTCTGGAGTCCAAAGCTGTGCGGGTTGATCGTCAACAGCCCAAGCAAGACACAAGACTTCGGTGGTGGTGTGATCTGCGTATGCGTATGCGCCAGACTTGAATATGTCGCACTCACTGTATGTCTCAAAATCAATAGAAATATTTTTCAAAGCAGTGACCTCTTCAACCACTCAGTAGATAGCGTGTTGTCATCATCTGGATATTTAAGGCGATGTGAGCTTGTTGGTTTATTGCGCTTTTTTGGCTCAAGGTCTTTATCTTCGATATAAACAGAGCGCAGTGACCCTGCTCTTTTCTTCTTCATACCCATGCGGTTTTTAAGCAGGGTGTAGGGAATGTCGGCCAGTTCAGCAATCTCTTTTACTATAACGCTTTTGCCTGTCAATTCTGGGTAGCGTTCACCAACGTAGGGGTAGCTAAGTGTTGCTTTCATCGTTCTGCACCTATGCAGGGCTTATAAAAGCCCCGCATCTCTTGCCAATTTAACACCATAATTACAACTAAATGGTGTATCTTTAGACCAAAAAATCATCAGTTTCTGCGTCAGCCGCTTGCTCAGATGAAATGTCATCAAAGACATCATTCACTTTCACGCCGCCGCCTCCAAACGACTCACCATCTTTAACAAACTGGAGAGCCAGTAGATTGGAGTTAACGCGCTTACCAAACTGATTGTTTTGTATCCAGATTGAAATGGCCGCGTTGACATAACACCCTGCGTATATCTTTTCGTCTTCCTCAACGAGAGGAGTGCGGTCGCGGTCAATGATGGTGGGGCGCTGACGGGTAGAGCAGGAGACAAACATGGCGTTTTCATAGCCATCATACGCTTTGTCATTGCCATCGCCTAAAAAGGTTTTTAACCCTTTCGGGATCTCACCATTAAAGCCAACCGTTGCGGCTTGCTTGATGGCTTTCTTCAGCTTTTCGATCTGCTCTTTATCTGCATCCTTATCTAGCAACAGGTTGGCAGAGTATTTCGCTGTCTGGCCTTCCATGTATGCTTTTGGAGTCCAGATTTGTGGGAATGATAAACGTACATTTTTCAGGGTTATTGTAGACATTAAGACTTTTCCTATTCTATATCAGTAAAAAAATCAGCCGCTTCTGGCTTAACAGCAGGACGTGGGTCTGTGTCCGGTGCAAGCTGTGGGCGACCTTCGGGTTTGTGGATGAGATCAACGATCTCTCCGTACTTCGCCTTCCCAAGCGCCTTTTCTGCTTGAGTGGGTGAAATCAGTTTTGATGTGTAGGCTTCATCGCCTAGCATCTGAATGAGTTGTTCTTCGGCAACGTCAGCGTCTAACCATTTGCGTTGCCCTCTACCCGCTACCAGTTTGTAGTTAGGCAAAATGCCGCCATCCATCAGAAGCTTATGCGCGTGTTTCTGAACGCCCTGCGCCCATCCGATTAGCGCATCCATTTTAGGGAGTAGGTTGCTTATCTCTTCAACATTTAAGGTGTGAGGCACTTGTACAAGCAGAGGCTCTTCTAAATTGTCAAAGCTCGACAAAGTGAGTTCGTAGTTGTGCTTCGCCAGTGCGCGGCAAGTCGCCTTCGCTTTGCAAAAGTGACACGCTTTTTTGCTTGGGTTGAACTCAGGCTCTGGCGACATAGTTCTACGGGCGGCGGGTTTTACCACCTCGTCAGCCCACTTAAATAGATCCTTGGCTCTCATCGAATATGTATCGATATGATCTAGCCTTGGCTGAACGATGGTCATGCTCACGGTATCCACTTTATCTATAAACTCGTAAGCCGCTCCTAGTCCATAGAGCATTAGTTGCTCGTTGCGGTTGGCGTTTACCTTTAAGCCTTGGCCGTATTTGAGATCGATGACGTGCAATACGCCATCGTGTAGCACAACAAAGTCAGCCGTTCCGAATCCACCGCTTGCCCATTCTGAATAATCCACTCTCAACTCAACGTGAGCCTCGTCAGATTCCTGCGCGTTGCAAAAATCGACATAAGTAGCAACGTGTGAGGCCATGACTTCATCAACAACAAAGCCCTCGAACTCAACGCCTATGAAGTGCTCTGGTGGTTTCTGTTTCAGTAAACACTCTTCAGCAAGCGCATGGGCGGCAGTACCTTCAGCGGCATAAAAAGATTCTTGATCAGGAATTGTAGCTTCTAGTTGGATAGAGGCAGGGCAGGTCATCCATCTGTGCGCCTTACTTGCACCTAACATTGCGTGTTTCATTAAAACCTCACTAAAAGTAGTAAATACAACCATTTGTGGTTGACACAATATTCATCTGTAATTATTGTGTCAACCTCAAATGGTTAAATTTATTTTCAAAAAGGAAAATTTATGATTTACGTTTCGGAGTACGCACCTGCCGTAAAGGAAGCGATTAACAATGTTTTAGTCGCGTCTGACATTAAAAACTTTAACGCTCTTGCAAGACGTTTAGATGTGTCTAAGCAAGCATTAAGTAAGTGGCGGCAGACGGGAATCGTTCCCGCGCACCGCGCCTTGCAAATGGAGTTGCTCTCAGGTGGCAAGGTCAGTTGGAAAAAGATTTGCCCCGACATTGTTGCAGAATTTGAAAATGCGTCTGAGGTGATTCACTCAAGCAGTAGAGTTGGTTAATGCGTTTTTGAACTGTCGGAGAGGTAGGCGCAAATGGCGTTTTTGAAAGAGCATGGGCATCAGTTGGTCGATAGAGGCTACGAGATTGTCCCGATTATGAAAGGGAAAAAAGCACCCATGATTAAAGGGTGGCAAGACATACGCGCAACGCATGACGATGTAGATAGGTGGCTGTCGAACGGTCACTCCGATGGTGGTGTAGGCATTCTTTGCCGAAACACCGTTGCCGTTGATATCGACTGCTTAGACGCACCACTAAATCATAAGCTTTTGCGGTGGCTTGATGAAAACGTAGGGCGGTCTGCCGTTCGAGTAGGCCAAAAACCAAAGTGCATTCTACCGTTTAGGGTAGAAGGTAAGTTCTCAAAGATTAGAAGCTGTGAGTATGAGGACGCGCTTGGTAGCAAACACGCAGTTGAGGTGTTAGCCGAAGGCCAACAGTTTGTGGCGTTCGGGATACACCCTTCTACTAATGAGCCTTACAAGTGGGTCAGAGGCAAAAGCATTGCCGATATGTCTCAGGCGGAGTTGCCTGTCATTAGTAAAGAACAAGCTGAAGCGTTCGTTGCCTACTTTGAAGAGTTGGCAAAAGAGCAGGAAGGATGGGAATTAGCTCGTAGAGGCATGTCTGCGGCAGATATTGATCCCGATGATCTGTCGATGTTTAAGCCGAAAATGGACATGGACGATGAAGCGGTGCGTGACTTACTCGCTGTTGTTGATCCTGACACTCACCATGACGAGTGGGTGAGAGTTGGGATGGCGTTGCATCACCAATATGACGGCTCCGATGAGGGATGGATGCTCTGGGATGAATGGTCATCTCAAGGTAGCAAATACCGTGAAGGTGAGTGTGAGCGCAGATACGCCACGTTCGATGCGAAGGGTAGGACACCAATCACTTTGGCATCGGTCAAGGCGATGGAGAAGGAAGCTGTAAGCCATGAAATAAAGGAAGAGCGACTTCCGAAAATGCTTAGAGAGTGGGCTTTTGTGCATGTTGAAGGGTCTGCCCGTGTCATTCGTGAGGACATCAACAAGCACAACAACATCGTGCTGTATAAGTTGGAAGATTTGAAAAAAGAACATATGAACTGCCGTGTTCTGTCGGGCGATGAGAAGCCTAAGCTGATGAACCTCGTGGATTTGTGGTTGGAGCATCCAGACCGTAGAACCTATGCGGCAGGGCTGACGTTTGCACCTGATATGCAGATCCTAGAGCGTTACAACCTCTGGCGGGGTTGGTCAGTCGAGGCTGAAGAGGGTGACGTTGAGCCGTGGCTCGATTTCGTTACGAATGTGATCGCTGACGGCAACGAAGCCTACGCTACTTATATCATCGCGTGGGCGGCACAAATGATCCAGAACCCTATGACGAAGGTGGGCGTGGGTCTGGTACTGCGAGGTCGTAAAGGCACAGGTAAAACAAAGTTTGGTGAGCTACTTGGCGGTCTGGTTAAAGCACACCACAAGATTGTGAGCCGCGCTGAACATGTGACCGGAAACTTTAACCGTCACCTCGAAGACACGCTACTCTTGCAAGCTGACGAGGCTTACTGGGCAGGAGCAAAAGCCTCTGAAGGTGCGCTCAAAGATTTGCTAACCAATCCAAACATTACGATTGAGCGGAAGGGCGTTGACGCATACACCGCCGCAAACTACACCCGAATCCTGTTTACGAGTAACGAAGAGTTTGTAGTTCCTGCGTCACTTGATGAACGCCGCTTTGCTGTGTTCGATGTGGGCGAAAGTCGCAAGCAAGACAGCGAATATTTCTCTGCACTCGACAACTGGTACAACTCTGGTGGTGCCGAAGCACTGCTTCATTACCTACGAAATTTTAACCTGTCCAATATCAACTTGCGTCTTGTCCCTCAAACTGACGCGCTGACAGATCAGAAGTTAGAGGCACTCGATAACGTCACTGAATGGCTCTACAACTGCCTACAGAACGGAGAGATCAGAGAGAACAGGGTAGGCGGCAACGTCATCCAGTTTGGCACAGAAGCTCCAAAGGCTGAGATATACGACATCTACGCTAGTAGCCTGAAAGGTAATAAGTTTGAAGTGCCAGTGAAGTCAGCACCGTTCTGGAAGAAGCTAAAAATGTATGGCGATCTATTTGCCGATGGCACTCAGAAGTGTGATGCAGGGCATCGGTATCGCACGATGAAGATCAACACTGCTGAAGCCTCGCGCTTCATTTTCGCGGCGACCAATAAACTCAACATCGAATGGGCAACGCTCGACATGGGCGCAGTAAATGATGACCCCTTTGATCCTAATAACTGGGAGGACTAATTATGGGTAAAGGTAGCAAAGCAAGACCGATAAGCATTACTGCGAACGAGTTTTGGGACAACTGGGACAGGGTGTTCGGAGATAAAGAAGAAAAGCGTTATGAGTTCCACTGCAACAGGTGTGGTGGCCTTGATAAGGTGGACGTTTACGAAGAGATCGAGATTAACTGGGAGCCTTACGGTGACCAGACAGTGCCGCGACCTGTGGCTAATTTAAGCTGTGAGCGTTGTGGTGATGAAGTTGAATATGTTCTGTAGTTCCCCCTGAAGCGGCCACCTCTCCGCTTCCTTGCCTCGACCCGAAAGGGTCGGGGCTTTTTTATGGGCGAAAAAAACCCCTCCGAAGAGGGGCTGTTAGGTTAGTCATGCTAACCTCGCGTCTTGGCAAAGTATTTCTCAACGTGTTTGGGGTAGTCACCCTGCAATGCACCATGGACTATCGGGTACATATCACGGTCTACAAGTCCCTGCTCGTCATTACCAACATCCACCCAGATTTCTATCATCGTGCGTCCATCGATACGAGCCGCACAACCTAGTGCGTCATGGTATGTGTTAGCAAAGTCATAGTCTTGGATGTCACCATGCTCATCTAATTCCGCAATCGCGTACTCGTATGTACGTTCGAGCGGCTTGTTGTGTGAATCAGCTAATACGTTCATTTTATTTCCCTCAGTAAATGCCCCTCCGAAGAGGGGCTGTTAGGTTACTCATCAGATAATCTGGTTACTGGTTCATCTGCCTTAACGTAAAATCTGCCTACGCTACCTTCAGGGCAATGGATCATTCTACCTGTATTCCACCAAATGCCATGTCCCTTTTCCATTATCTGACCTTCTTCATTTCTGAATACATCGCAAGCGTTTAACTTTTCAAAAGTTGTTTCCATTGGTCACTTCCTCATTCTAGTTGTTAAAGAACTGCCGACACTTTCCCCCATCGACAAGTCGATTATATCAACTATAGATAGATAAGTCAACTAAGAGTTGTATCCCGTTTGATCCAGTCAGCCTGTGCGGTTACTTTCAATGGGCATTCCTACTGCTGTCAGGCGTATTCCAAAGGTATGTGGTAAATACAACAAGTAGTTGACACGGGTGTGACGGTTGGCTAGTATGTCACCTCATTCAACAAAAAGTGAGAAGTGATATGAAGATAGAAATGTATCAATTTGAAGTGATGGACGCGATTGCCTTTTATGCCAAAGAAAAGCTTGGTTTAAACATGAATCCTCACTCTGCCGACTCCCGCATCAGTTTAGACGTTAATGAGTGGAAGCCACAGTATCAGAAGCACAGCAACGGTAAGTATGTGCGCGATGAAAACGGCCACGCCATTCTGAGCGATGACGCTGAACATTGGGTCAATCACAAATTAGAATTTGGTGACATGGACACGATGTCGATCTACTTCTGGACTGACGAAGATGATCAGG